AAGCAACTGTTGCAGTTGTAGAACCCGTTGCAGTTGCTGTTCCAATAGTAGGAGCCTGCGGCACAGATGAAGGGGTAGTAGATGCAGAGGCAGAAGATGCTGTAGATGTTCCGTTTGCGTTAGTCGCTGTGACGGTATAAGTACGTGCAGTTCCTACTGTATCTGAGATAGCAATTGGAGAAGATGCACCTGTTGCAGTTCCTCCAGCAGAAGATGTTACGGTGAAAGTCGATACTGCTGCTCCACCAGTTGCTCCTGCAGTAAATGGCACTGAGACAGATGCAGAGCCAGAGTAAGCCTGCCCTGATGCAACTGTAGGTGTTCCCATTGTAGGTGCCTGTGGAACTGTTGTTGCAGTAATAGAAGAAGAAGCAGCAGAAGCGGCCCCAGTTGCAGATGCATTTGTTCCAGTAACAGCAAAGGTATAAGAGGTAGCAGATTGTAATCCAGTGACAGTCAATGGAGATCCAGCACCAGTGGCAGTAAATGATCCAGGTGTAGATGTGGCTGTGAAAGTGGCAGATGTGCCACCAGTGGCTGCGGCAGTAAATGCCACAGTCGCAGAGCCATTGTTAAATGCACGGGCTGTGCCTACATTTGTAGCAGCGCCAATAGTGGGTGCATCAGGTACATCAGGGATAGCCACACCGCTCTTGGTGATGCCTGATGTATTAGCACGCTTGATATTAGCCATTTACTTCCTCCCAGAGGCAGGTCTCTTCATTGAGAATCCAATCACCCTCTGTTGGTTTTGGCGGGATAAACGCATTACGAATTTCATCGTAGGTGTAGCCAATTCCAGCATAGTTCTTACGAATGTTGCTATTGTAAGAGGTACGCTTACAGACTTGACCACGGAAGTTTCCATACCAAGTCTCAGTATCTAAGCCTTCAATAAGTTCTGTCTCATCAATGCCTGTAATAACTTCAGTTACTACATTGTTCTCATCTAAAAATGCGTAATGTGCCATTATGCCCAACTCACATTTCCTGTGCCTGCTGTGAATGTTGTAACTTTAAACCCACCACTTGGAGCAGCAGTTGTTCCAGTTAGACCAGCACCAATTGTAATTGTTTTTGAGTCAGCGTATTTAAGAATAACTATTCCTGAACCGCCAGCCCAGCCACCCTCAGTAGATGATCCAGCACCCCCGCCACCGCCACGGTTTGCAGTACCCGTAACACCCATACTATCGCTTCCTCGTGCTTTTCCGCCGCCACCGTTACCTCCGCTACCAGCAGGGTAACTGTAATTATTCGTACCACCACCACCGCCACCAGCGTAGGTTACAGAAGAGCCAGTAATTGATGAGGCTGTTCCATTACCACCGTTGCCACCAGTTCCCACTGACCCTGCTCCCTGAGTACCAGTACTTCCTGATGTTCCAGAAGCGCCACCGCCGCCGCCGCCACCGCCGCTGCTGGCGCTGCTGCCACCACCACCTGCTCCTTGAGATGGACTTGTACTTGGAGTGTTGCCGCTAGCGGCATTATTATAACTTGCGCCTGAACCGCCGCCAGCACCGCCAGCAAGTGCAGGTCTTGAAGCATCAGCACCTCCACCTCCACCGCCCGAAGATGTGATTGTGCTAAAAACAGAATCGTTTCCTGAAGAACCCCTCGATGTAGCCGAGCCTCCCCCATTACCTCCCGCGCCTACTGTAACTGTGTAGTTAGTTGAGGGAGTTGCTTGGAACCCTGTTGCAGTACGCATACCTCCACCACCGCCACCGCCGCCACCTTGGCCGCTGCGGCTGCCACCGCCGCCGCCTCCAGCAACTACTAAGTACTCAACAGAAACTGTGAAACTAGATGTTACAGAGTTACTTGCTGCAGACGCTGCAGAAGTACCGTTAACATTAGTAGCAGTAACTGTGTAGGTATAAGAACCAGCAGTAATTTCAGTTACTGTAATAGGAGAAGATGCTGCTGTTCCAGTACGCCCAGAAGAGGATGTTGCAGTAAATCCAGTGATGGTTGATCCACCTGTAGCGTTTGCAGTAAACGGCACAGAGACAACTCCAGCAGTTCCACCAGATGCGGTTCCAATAGTAGGAGCCTGAGGAACTGTTGTTGCAGTAATAGAACCTGATGCAGCAGAAGCCGCCCCAGTAGCAGTTGAGTTAGTTGGTGTTACTGCAAAAGTATAAGAAGTAGCGCTCTGTAATCCTGTGACTGTAATAGGAGATGCCCCAGTAGCGGTAAATGATCCTGGTGTACTTGTTGCAGTAAATGTAGTTGGTGTTCCACCAGTTGCTGCTGCTGTGTAGGCAACAGTTGCAGATCCATTATTGTATGCACGAGAGGTTCCAACGTTAGTTGCAGCACCAATAGTAGGGGCGTCTGGAACGTCGGCAATAGGCGTGACGCCTGCCATGACGCTCTTGAGTGAAACTCTGTTAGTGATAGTCACTTGATATACCTCTAACTAATTGATTAGGAGATTTCGCTGCCAAAGAGTGAGAAGGAGAGGTTTGCAGTTGATGCGTATACACGAACTACATCTGTTGTTGCTAGAGTCATACCAAGTGTCAACGCTGTTGTATCAGAGGCGGCAACTGTCGCACCGTAGACGATGTAGTGCTTGGCTTCTGCTGTGGCACCTGCTGGGCTAACCGCAATACGGTAGGTAGCAGCAGAGGCTGCCTGGTTGCAGATGATGATCGTTGAGACCACGGCTGAGGTTGATGATGGGACTGTGTACAGCGTAGTCAGCGTTGTTGCCGCTGGTGCTGCTTGAGCAATTGTCTTGTAAACTGTAGGCAAAGTTCGACTCCTTCGAAGGGGATATGCATAGGTTAACTGGTACAGAAACTCTATGTGGGCTAAAGTAACAGTATGAATTTGGTGCATAAATCGGTTTCTCAGGGCGGAAAATTAGCGCCCCTCATCCTGCCTCATAGCCTCACTTCTGGTATGGGCTTAATGAATCCTTCGATATTTATCGATGACGATGGCGACATCTTGGTCAACATCCGCCACGTCAACTACACGCTCTACCATAGCGAGCATGACCAGCGATTCTTCAGCCCGTGGGGGCCACTCTCTTACTTGCATCCTGAAAAAGATCAGCGACTAGTTACGACCAACTACCTCTGCCGTCTTGACAAGGATCTCAACATCATTAACTACACACAGGTTGATTACTCGGCACTTGATGTCCCACCTATCTGGGAGTTTGTTGGAGAAGAAGATTGCCGCATCACTCAGTGGGATGGTGACTACTACCTGATCGGTGTTCGTCGTGATACCACGACTAACGGCCAGGGTCGCATGGAGTACTCCAAGATTGAGTTAGATAAGAATCACTGGACAGCCAAAGAGGTACAGCGAGTTCGCATACCGCCTCCTATTGATGTCAGTTCGTACTGTGAAAAAAATTGGATGCCTATCCTTGATATGCCGTATCACTTTGTGAAGTGGGCTATGCCTACTGAGATTGTTAAGGCTAATCCTGATAAGTCTGAGTGTGAGCAGGTACTGACAAGAAGTACACCCTCTGTTCCTATTGATCAGCGTGGTGGTACGAACATTGTTTCTTGGGGCGATTACTACATCGCATTTACGCACGAAGTAAAGTTGTGGCGTAACTACTTAAATCAGAAAGACTCTATCTATCGTCACCGCATGATCGTGTGGGACAAGGAGTTTAACTTTGTTGGTCTGTCAAAATCATTTGCATTCTTAGATACACCGATTGAGTTCTGTGTAGGAGCCGCTGTTCGTAACGGCAAACTACTGCTAAGTTTTGGTGTGCAAGATAACGCAGCCTTCGTACTAGAGGTGCCAAAGAAGGTTGTAAATGGCTTAGTTACGGAGGCGATGGCGTATGGGAATTAAAGAGATAACAATCGCTCTTGCTGAAAAGCCTGAGGATGTACAACTCAATTTTGATCTTGCAGAAGCCTACGACAGAGAGAAGCAGTATGCATCTGCTGCGGGCTTCTACTTGAGAGCCGCTGAACATGGGTACAAGACGCACCCACTCATCACCTACACATCACTTATCAAGATGTCGTTGTGCTGGTCCTACCAAGGCGATCGCGGCCGCACCGTGTACAACAACTTGATGCAGGCCGTTGCGTACTTGCCTAGTCGTCCAGAGGCGTACTTTATTCTCTCTAGAATTCACGAACGCAATAAGGAGTACCAGCAGTGCTACACCTATGCCGAGATGGGTCTGCTCTATGCAACAACCACCTTCAATAATCCACTGCCAGGATACGTCGAATACAACGGCTCCTACTGCTTGATGTTTGAGAAGGCTGTAGCAGGCTGGTGGTTAGGCCGCAAAGAAGAGAGTCAAGTTCTATTCCAGCATCTACTCGATGATCACCAGATGGCACCAGAGTATGTAAGCGGCTGCCTCAATAACTTAAAGTTGTTCTAATATGTTTCCTAATTGGTTTAAGAGTGTAGAGAAGTACTTCCGTCATGTGCCCAATGTGCCACTTCGTGCATTACAGATCGGCACCTATACAGGCGATGCCACAGAATGGCTGATTGACAACTGCGAGATCGAGTACCTCGATGATGTTGATACCTGGGAGGGAAGTGAAGAGAAGGCACATGATCAGATTGACTTTACTTCCGTAGAAGATTACTACGACTCACGATTTAAAGATCCACGCATCACCAAGAACAAGATGACTAGCGATGAGTTCTTCAATCGACCACATCGCACCTATAACTTCATCTATATCGATGGCGACCACACCGCTCTACAGACTGCCCTTGATGGACTCAACGCCTTCAAACTCCTTGAGAAGGGTGGCGTGATGGCATTTGATGACTACCTATGGAACTACAACGGAGACCCCTTCCTAGAGCCTAAGAGAGGCGTAGACGCCTTCCTAGCCGTATGTGAGGGTCAGTACACCATCATTGAATCTGGCTATCAGTTGTGGATTGAGAAGTGCTAGATAACGCCTGCTACGAGGTCTTTCATACGGATACTGGAAATAACTTACGTAATAAATCTTATGAAGGAATTGTAGAGGCGCTCTCTTTCTTGCCTCGTCTAGGTTCGCCCACGATGTATCTGAACACAGCAGATAAGGCTGAGGCGTTTGTCAATCAGACACCTGGCTTTAAGGTCAACACAGTCCATGACTACTGCCAGCCAGGTGAGACATTCCCACCATCTGCTGGTGTTGTTGGTGTGTGGGCTAGTAACTACCTGGCTTATAAGAAGTTCCTAGAAAGTGATTACGACACTCTTATTATTTTTGAAGATGACATCCTGGTGAGTCAGAACTTCAAAGAGATTGTCACCATGTACATGCAGGAGTTAATGCCCATCTGGGACTTCTTCTCTTTCTTTGTTCCAGATGATTCTCTGTTTGCCTACAACGAGGCAGTGCATGATCTTGGTGAGGAGTTTACTTGCCGCTCATACCAGCAGTGGTCATGTGCAGGTTATGCAGTCAGTCGCAAGGGTGCACAGCGTGCAGTTGAGGATGTGGAATCACGAGGTATCAACTGCCCAGTTGACTGGTACATCTTTAATTTCCGCATGAAGCAAGAAGCAGATCAGATGAAGTTTAATACCTTTACAGTAAAGCCAGGGGTATACCGCCCTATTAAATTCTTATTAGAGGCAGCACAAATAAGCCAAATACATAGGGGTAGTACGGAACTGCTTTAGTTACATTCCACCGTATAGAAGAACGGTGACTGTAGGGTTTGCAGATTCTGATCCAATAGTTCCTTGAGTACCTAGAGTTCCTTGAGTACCAAGTGAACCTTGAGTACCTTGAATACCCTCGGTGCCTTGAACTCCTTGTACGCCTTGAGTTCCTTGAGAACCTTGAGTACCAACACTTCCTTGGGTACCGTCAGTTCCTTGAGTTCCTTGGGAACCGTTAGAACCAACAAAGCCTTCAAGTCCTTGAACTCCCTGTACACCTTGTACGCCTTGTACACCCTGTACACCTTGGGTTCCTTGGATACCAGTGTCACCCTTATCACCAGTACGAGCAAAGGTGATTACGATGTCATCTGAGTTAGATAGTGTTCCGTTACCAGATACGTAAGAGCAGTTAACTGTAAACCAGCCAGTGTTATCTGTAAGAGAACCAATTGTGTAGAGTTTAAATATGCTGTCATCAAACTTCTTAGAGACACGGAAGTGACCTCTGATAGTTGATGTCGAGTCATCGATTGTGTTTAAGAATGTTGAGAGGTCTGTTGCAGCATCATCACTTGCATCGATGTACATAGCAGTTGCTGTTGTAGGAGAGGCATTGAAACGAAGGTTGCCTGCACCTGGATCAGCCTCTGTTGTTGTAGTGCTGAAGGTGTAGTCAAATGAAGCGCCACCGAAGTTACCTGCAGAACCCTGTACACCTAGAAGACCTTGTACACCCTGAGTTCCCTGTGTTCCTTGAGTACCTTGTGTACCTTGTGTACCTTGAGTTCCCTGAGTACCTTGAGTTCCCTGGGTACCTTGTGTACCTACGGTTCCTTGCGTACCCTGCGTTCCCTGGCTACCAACTGTGCCTTGAGCACCTGTTGTACCTTGAACTGTTGGAACAGAGACATCAATAGCGCTACCGTTTAGCGCAAATGTAATGTTGCTGCGAGTTCCACTAGTAAGTGCATTGTAGGTGTGTTGAACTGTGTGATAGAGGTTGGTTGTACCTTGAGGAAGATCGTCAGTGTTATCTAATGCAGCGCCAGAGATAAGAGTGCTTATCTCACTGTAATCTAAGAAGTAATCTAGGCTGCTCCATACGGTAGCGCCACCTACACCAATCTTAAATTTTCCAGTATTGGTTTCAAAGCCAATCTCACCAGCGGCTAGGACTGGATCTGCGGTAGTCCACTGAGAAGCGGTTCCACGTCGGACTTGGATTCTAATTGCCATTAAGCGTTTCCTCCATCGAAGGTTGTCTCAAAATCAGTAGTGCCTGCACTTCCACCGTCCAGATCATCTGGCTGTGCGGAACCAACTACTCCACCATCTTCTGTTATTGGTTGAATATTTGGCAAAAATTCTATCCAACTAACTCCGTTGTATACGAAGAAACTTTGGCTTAGAGAATTAAAGTAGACGTCACCATCGTACTGTCCAGTTGGCTCTACACCACTAGACAGTACGTTGATAGGGACGAGTGCTTTTCTGCTCATGTGTTATGCCTTGACTACCACTCGGTATGACTGAGTTGTAATTGGGGCGACTGCAAATCCGACTGTGACTGTGCTGGTCGTTACGTACACAACGTCAGTTACAACTTCAGCCTTCGATGTGGTATCCCATACGGTAACCATGATGTCTGTAGTTCCAAGGCTGTGTGTGACTGTGAACTGTGTAGTTCCAGTTGCTCCACCATCTGTAGAAGTTCCAGTAATAGTTGTTGCGTAAGTTCCAAGTTGACCAGAAGTACCTTGAGCACCAGTGTCACCTGTTGTTCCAAGAGTACCTTGAGTACCTGTAGTACCTTGCGTACCAGTTGTACCTTGGGCTCCTTCAACACCTTGAGCACCAACGGTACCCTGCGCTCCAGTTGTACCCTGTACACCAGTAGCACCATCGAGGTTA